CAACTCGCAGATGCTATGCCTAAGCGTATCCTAGAACGAATGGCAACACAACCAAAGGTTATGCACAAGAAAGACGGAGAGTTATCATCACACGGGGAGAAGTGGATAGCTCTCTGCAAGGAGTACAAACAGTCTGTTACAACGATAGGCTTTAAGGTAAAGACTGGTGAGGAACGGGGCAACCCTAACTCTAACGATCAGGTTAAGGACTGGCTACGGTCTTTAGGTTGGGAACCACGTACATATAAGTTTGTCAGGGATAAGAAAAGCGGAGACACAAGACAAATAGAACAGGTACGCAAAGGCTCTGACTTATGCAGTAGCGTTCGGAAACTTTCTGCTGTTGATCCTGCTGTTGACTTGCTCGATGGTCTCACTGTTCTTACTCATAGAGCAGGTATCTTAAAGAGCTTCTTGGAAGGCCACACAGATGGCTACCTACAGGCTGGTGTCTCTGGACTTACTAACACGTTCCGCTTCAAGCACTTCAAGCCACTGGTTAACCTACCCAGCGTAGACAAGCCTTATGGTGATGTGATCCGAGGGTGCCTAATTGCACCAGAAGGTTATGTGCTATGTGGTGCTGATATGACATCATTAGAGGACACGACTAAGCGTCACTACATGAAGCCACTAGACCCTGACTACGTACAGGAGATGAGCCGTGAAGGTTTTGACCCGCACTTAGACTTAGCACTACACGCAGGTGTTATTAAACAGGGTGACATCGACATGCACAACTCTGGTGAGAGGTCACTTAAGGAACTACGTAAGAACTACAAGGTTGTTAACTACAGCGCCACGTATGGTATTGGGGCAGCAGCACTAGCACGAGGTACTGGCATGAGCAAGAAGGCTAGTCAGACCCTCTTAGATGCCTTCTGGTCACGTAACTGGGCCATTGAGAAGGTAGCTAGTGGGGCTAAGACAAAGGAAGTGTTGGAAGGCATGTGGCTTAAGAACCCAGTGTCAGGTTTCTGGCATAGCCTACGAAGTGACAAGGATCGTTTCAGTACGCTTAACCAAAGCACTGGAGTATTCTGTTTTGATACATGGGTTTCTCTGTGTCGTAATGAAGGAGTTAAATGTGTAGGGCAGTTCCACGATGAGGTAATTGCCCTAGTCAAGAAAGGAGATGAGGCTACAGTAGAAAAGATCATGCACGATGCTGCTATCAAGTTGAATCAAAAGGTAAAACTTAATGTTCCCCTTGGTACAGATGTGCAATTCGGCAACACTTACGCAGAAATTCACTAAGTGGTGGGTATATAGCTAAAAGTTGCTTGCGAAAACAAAGAATATGTCTATATAGTATAGTGTAAACCCCGACGAAAGGAAATTCAATGGGCAAGAAAGTTTATGTAGAGTGTGAACTAGAGTGGACGAAGTTGCGGGAGGAAGATCGCGACATGGGAAAGAACCTAATGGAAGGATCAGACCAGCGGAATACCATTGAGGCAAAGCAAGGTCTCTACGTTGTTAACTGCGTGATTGATGATGCTGCAAAGAATAAGATGATTGCTGATGGCATCCCAAACAAGGGACTACAAGCACAACTGTTTAAGACCAGCAAGGAAGGTAAGGGTTTCTACAAGGCTACACGACCCCACGTTAACCCTAAGTTCGTTGATAAGGAAACAGGACAGCAGGGAGTTGTTATGGGGCCACCAAAGGTTCTTAAGATGATTGATGGAGATTACATCGAATGGGACTGGGAAGCAGACGGTTTGATTGGTAATGGTTCTAAAGCTACAGTGAAGTTCGATGTGTGGGACGGTAAGATTACAACTATGGAAAAGGTTCTAGTTACCGATCACCTTAAGTTTGAAGAAAACAATGACGAAGGTGGGTTCTAATGAAAGTAGAAATTAAGTTCACCTCAGAGAGTGAAGATGATGGGTTCGAAGGTAGCACAACAGTGGTGCGTGGTAACATTGTTGACCTATACGGGCTAGGACAAGCCTATGCAGACGCAACACGAGCCGCAGGATTCACATACGTTAATAACGTAGGATTTGAGAAGGATGATGGCTCAATGGTCTTCAGTGATTGGTAATGGCTAAGGGCAAGGTTTTAGTAGACGGAGACATTCTGGCCTACCGAGCAGCCTTTGCCACTCAAGACGATCTCCCCAAGGACGCGGAAGAGAAAGTAGAGATACTCCTCGACTTCGTCCTTGAGGAAACATTAGACTTTGTTACACCTGACCAGTACGAGGTGTATTTAACAGGGCCTACTAACTTTCGTTCTGAAGTAGCAAAGAGTTACCCATACAAGGGAAACAGGAAATCAACACCGAAGCCTACTCACCTACGACATATACGTGAGTATCTCATTAAGAAATTCGGTGCAATCGTAAGTGAAGGAGAAGAAGCAGATGATCTCATAGCAATAGAAGCTACCCGACTTGGGCCAAGTACTGTCGTCGCATCAATCGACAAAGACATGTTGCAAATACCATGTTGGCACTTTAACTTTAACAGGAAAGAGTGGACACAGGTATCCGAATGGGATGGAGACAAGTTCTTCTACACTCAGATACTGACAGGTGATGCAGCAGACAACATCAAGGGGCTGAAAGGAATTGGCCCTAAGAAAGCAGATAAGATACTGGTAGACTGTAAGTCAGTAGATGAACTCTGGGAAGCCTGTGTGAAAGCCTATGATGGTGATACAGAACGTATCATTGAGAACGCTAGGTTACTTTGGTTACGGAGGTATGAGGGACAGCTATGGCAGCCACCAGTGAGCGTAGACGACACGCAATAAGAAATGGTTACAGATCAGGACTTGAGGATGACATATCCGTTGACTTGAAGGAGCGGGGTATATCTTTTGAGTATGAGACCTTGAAGATTAAGTGGGTCTTAAACGAGAACAAAAGTTATACCCCTGACTTTATTTTACCTAACGGTATCATAATTGAGTCCAAAGGACGGTTTGTAGCTGCGGATAGAAAGAAGCACTTGAAGGTTAAGGAGCAACACCCTAAGTTAGACATACGATTCGTATTTAGTAACTCTCGTGGTAAGATTAACAAGGGTTCTAAGACAACATACGGTGACTGGTGTGATAAGCACGGGTTCATCTACTCAGATAAAAGGATACCAGATTTATGGTTGAAGTAAATAGTTTACTATCGCAGTTGCTAAAGCTAAACAAAGAGCAACTTGAGGAGGCAATGTTTAACATAAGAGTGGAACTGATGGAAAGGGAGCTTGTGTCTAATGGGTAAGACAGTCGTAGTATTCAGTTGCGCTCATGTTGATCCATCAGTGGACAATGAGCGGTTCAACTGGTTAGGTGAGTTCTTATATGACATTAAACCTGACTATGTTGTTGATCTTGGGGATGGCGCTGACATGCGGTCATTAAATACATTTGACACTCGTTCCCCAGAAGCAATCGTTAGCCAAAGTTATGAAGCTGACATTAACCAGTACAATGATGCACAGGAACGTATTCGTTGGAAGTTTAGGTATCATAAGCGTAAGCGTCCTAACTACTTTGGATTTGAGGGAAACCATGAGCATAGAATCAAGAAAGCTATCAGAACAGACCCAAGACTTGAGGGATCAAAGTACGGGATTTCCTTTGGACATCTTCAAACAAAGCACTGGTTTGATGAGTACCACGAGTATGAAAACTCGGCACCAGCTATTGCTGATTACGATGGAGTCTCATACGCTCATTTCTTCAGTAGTGGGAACTTTGGTTCTGCTATGTCTGGTATGCACCATGCTAACGGGTTACTTGCTCACAGGCACCACAGTAGCACTTGTGGTCACAGCCATAAACGTGATATTAAGTTTAAGGATGCGTCGCACCCTAATGGAGTTATCGGTCTTGTCGCAGGTTGTTACAAGGGTGCAGCGGAGGGGTGGGCAGGACAAGCCAACAAAGAGTGGTGGTCTGGAGTAGTAGTAAAGCGAGAGGTATCTAACGGTATGTATGAGCCACAGTTTGTGTCACAGGCAACACTAAAGGATATGTATGGGAAAGCGTAGCGATTATGTTAGAGTAGAACGAGATTTCTACCCTACGCCAATAGCTGCTGTAGAGCCACTGATCCTGCACTTGCCTTACGCATTTGATTATGTAGAGCCTTGTGCGGGTGACGGACGCTTGATAGACCACATAAGTAAACTGACAGAGGGTCACGGAGAGTGTTTGTATGCCAGTGATATTGAACCACAACGGGATGATATATTCAAGTTTGATGCTTTAGATTTAAACATGGGTGGTTACGGTGTTGTAGACTACTGCATAACCAACCCACCTTGGGATAGAAAGATACTACACCCGTTTATTGAGCATTGGTTGCATGTGTGTCCTACTTGGGTATTGTTTGACGCAGATTGGATGCACACTAAACAGTCAGCTATTATGATGACGTACTGTAGTAAGGTAGTTAGTATAGGGCGTGTAAAATGGATTGAAGGGAGTAAGGGCGTAGGCAAAGATAACTGCTGCTGGTACCTCTTCGATATAACAAAAGAACCAAACGAACCAACAGAATTTTATGGAAGGTCTGTGTGATGGGTAAAGAAAAGAATATGGATGAGCTTATTTATTTGACTACCGAGTGGCATCATGCCCGTAACCTAATTGCAGGCAGTACTGATAAAGACCAGTGCCTTAAGTTAATGCAAGAGGTTGGTGAATTGTCTGACAACATCTGTAAGGGCAAGGACATCAGGGATGATATAGGTGACAACTTAGTTGTGTTGATTAACCTTGCAGTACGAAATAAGATTACTCTGGTAGAGTGCTTACAGGTTGCCTATGACGACATCAAAGATCGTAAAGGTAAGATGGTTGATGGTGTGTTTGTAAAAGAGGGTGGTTAACTGATGGTAGAGAATAACTCTTATATGACAATAATGATACTGATAGATAAAGGAACTAAAGATGACTAATAACTTATTTGTGAGGTTCTTACGGTACTCGGTGTTGTGGTCGGAGCATCGTAGGGTAGTGAAAATCTTGAACACTCTAACTGATCGAGAACTAAAAGACATTGGCCTGACACGAGGTGAGATTGACAATATGGTCTGGTTGGAAACTGACAAACAACAGCGAGGTAAGCGAACATGAGTGAATTAAGTTTAGAGGAGTTACGAGTGGAAGTTGACCGACTTTATATTGAGTCTAAAGATGCTTGGGATGCCCGTACACTCGCCTCACCAAGCGATGTTAGCTCAGGCACTTGGGATGAGTATGTAACCTCCCTCCTTGCCACTGCCACTGCTAAACAAGAGGCACACGATGTAGCTA